ATGCTTGATCCGTTTGCCGACCCCGCGCTCCTTGAATTCGCGTTAGTTGTGATGGTCGTTCTCGCTGGCGCCTACGTCTTCCTTCGCCTGCTGGCCGTGTACTGCCGCTATCGGCGCGGAGACTTCAAATGAGGGCTGCCAGCTCAACAAAGGCCGGCAACTGCTCGTTCTGCGGCGATCCAACCTCCTATTTCTTCCCCGGTCGCCTGTGCGCGGGTTGCACGGGGAAAAACGCGCGTATCCGCCTGGACACCATGCACGCTGCACCAAGCTCGGAGCTGGTTGCGTTCGATGCGGCAATCGGCCAGATGCAGGGCGCGGCACGACGCACGGAGATGGCCTCAGAAGCCGTTGCGCGCACTAAGCGCACGTGCGGCGCTTCTCTCAAGTCGTACCTCGCGGCGGCACCGCTCGCGTTGACCCCGGAGGGCCAGCGCGAAGCGCTGGCCCTTGGGCTTGTCCATTACAAAACAAGTGACACCGCGTCGAAGACCGGTCGTCTCTCCATCGAAATCGATCCGCTACAGCAGCGGGCGCAGCGGCTGCGAAAGTCCGTCATTACGAGTGCACGCCTTCATGACCAAGAAGCGAAGAAAGGATCGCGCCGTGGCGCGTGGTACATGCTCACGCTCACCTACCGAGACGGAAGCCGTAGCGGCCCTCGTGACGTTAGCGAGCTACTTAAGCGCATGCGCGGCCACTTCAATCGAACTGTCGCTAGGCTCCGACGGCTCGCGGGTCAGGTGTTCCGTTACCTCTGGGTTGGCGAACTCACCCAGCGCGGCAGACCCCACTACCACCTCCTCGTGTGGGTCCCCCAAGGAATGTGGTTCGGTCGGGTAGACCACAAGTCGTGGTGGCCACACGGATCGAGCAAGTTTGAGAAAGCACGCAACGCTGTCGGCTATCTCGCGAAGTACGCATCGAAGTTCAGCAGCCTGATGGCCGCTGCATTCCCTAAGGGGTTCCGCACGCACGGTTGCGGTGGCCTCAACGAAGAATCCCGCCGCGAACTGCGGTGGTGGAAAGCGCCAATCTCGGCACGTGAAGCGCTCGGCGGTGAAGCCGACATACGCAAGTGCCAAGGCGGGTATTTCGACAAGCTCACCGGGGAGTTCTGGCCGTCCCCGTGGCGAGTGACATTCGCGTTCGGCCGGACTATCGCTTGGAAGGTAATCCCACTATGAAAGTTCAGATCATCAGCGAGAACATCGCCGTTCGTTCGTTCCCCGCACGCGACGGCAAAGCCGCAACCGTCTTCCGCGAGCAGAAAGCAGCCGTGGTGCGTGAGAACGACTTCCCCCTGCCGTTCACCATCGGCCTGGACGAGGATCAGCAGCCGTACAAGGTCGGCACCTATGAGCTGTGCCCCACGTCCCTCCAGAACAACAAATTCAACGGGCTGGAGTTCGGTCGCCGCATCCGCTTGCTGACCCCGTCGCCGGCCCCCGGCAAGCCGCAGCTCTGACCAATGCGCCTGATGCTCTTCGTGACTCACCCTTACGTGGTCCTTTTGTTTGGCATCTCTATCGGCTTTGTCACTACCGCATCGGCGTTCCTCCTTCTCATCCACCTCAAGTGCAAGGGTAAGCATTGATGAACATGGGTCCGACCCTGTACCTCGCATGTGACGCCCAGGACTACGAGGTGTCTACCGGGCAGTGCGCCCAACCGTATTACGCCATGCCGCCCAGCTTCGTTCCGTATCTGAGTTACGCGGACGGAGCGCTTATCGCCGGTGCCATTGCCGGCGTCTGGGCGGTTGGTGTGGTCGCTCGTATGTTCATCCGAACGGCGGACTACGCGCGTTAACTGTGTTTCCCATTACCAATCAACCAGCAGAGAGAGCAAACAATGAAGACGATCTACAAAAACATCACCGTCGCGAGCCGCAACGTCGCGTCTGCACTTCGCGGTCGCCTGTCGGTCGCTACCGCCGGTGTGGCCGGTATCGCCGCGTCGGGCATGGCGTCTGCGCAGGACGGTCTCGGCGCAAAGGCGCTCGCCCAGGTGTCCGGTATCAGCGCCGACGTCGCGGCCATCCTGGGCACGCTGGTCATCGTGGTGTTCGGTCTCGTGGCGTGGGGCTATTTCAAGCGGGTGAAGTAACGCAACATGGCTTCGACTAGGGGGCCTTGCGGCCCCCTTTTTCTATAGGGAATTCACATGGACGGATACTGGATCATCATCGCTTTCCTTGGGGCTCTCTGGCTCGGGTTCTCGAAGGTATGAACCTCGAACTCAACTGGCCAACTGCGGTTCTTTCTCGTGCGTGGCTCATTGCGCTGCTCGTTCTGGCGTCGGTCATTCCTCTCCGATCATTTGCTCACACTGTCACGCTGTGCCAAGGCGTTAGCGGAACGCCATCCTGCGATCAGGGTGAGGCATACGTTGCTCTGCAAGCCATGCCTGCGGCGCACTGTTCAGCACATACGGCCGGAGCAGTGCCGCGATCCGTCAACATTGTTCACGATGCTAGCGGCAAGCGATACACCGCCATGTTCGGTTGCCGCAATGCAGCGGGCGACAATGTTTCTAACGACCAGTCACACTACACTCGCTATGGCTCTCTCTGCACGTCGCGCCTTGACGGCCAGGCCGGGATGATCAACGGAACGTTGTACAGCGGTGGTGTCTGCGACAACGGCTGCAAGATGCAGCCGAACCTAGACCGTGATGTGGATTTCTCATTGCGGGAGCACGGCAGTGCAAATTCGATCAGCATCAAACGAGGCACGTGGAAAGCGACCGGTGATGCATGCTTCGCAGATTTGCCTGATAAGCCGAAGCCCAAAGATGAGTACTGCCATCAAACCGCGTCCGGGCATACCGTGTGCAAATCCAAAGACAAAACCTGCGTTGGCACTGCGTCAGGCTTCCGCACGTGCGCCAGTGATACAGGAAATCAGAAGGGTCACACTGCGACGAACACTGGCAGGACCGAGGCTGCTGCTATCGGCGCGCCGAACACGCCGCCCAACGCTCCAAGCAATCGTCCAGGCGAGAACTGGCAGTCGTCCGGCGGCAACACAAGCATCACTAACAACGTGACCAACAATGTCACCAATACAGGTGGCTACACGAATGGCGGCGCGCCCAACGGAAACAACCCGGTTCCCGGTGATGGCTCCGGCCCCGGTCAAGGAGGCAGCAACGGCGAAGGCGAGGGTCCCAGTCACGGAACAGTGGGTGGCAACGGCGAGTGCACCGGAAGCTTCACGTGCACGGGTGGCGATCCGGTTCTATGCGCGATCGCCCAGCAGACGTACCGCGCCAGATGTGAAGCAGATGGTCGCTTCGATGGCGACGCCGGCAGCTTCCCGGGGGACGGCGACGGCGGGGCAGGGGAAGACCCTGACGCTCAAAAGGCAATCACCACGGCTACTCCGAATCTCAAGATGATCGATAGCGGCGGATTCTTTGGCGGCGGCAGTTGCCCGTCTTTCGAGGCCGCCTCAACCAAGTTTGGCAAGTTCAGTTTTGATGAAACGTCGTTCTGCGAAGTCCTTTCAATCGCGCGCGGATGCCTACTCTTCTTCGGGGCGTTTCTCTCGCTGGGCATACTCATGGGCTGGGGGAGCAAAGACTGATGTTTGAGAAAATCACATCCATGCTTGTCGGTTTCTCGGGGCACCTCATTGGCGGTCTTAAGCTCGCCGCTAGCGCAATATTTGCGCGTGTTCTTGCGGCATGCGGGCTCACGTTCGTCAACTACCAATACGTTCTTCCTTCGGTAAAGGCATGGCTCATTGAACACACCTCCGGGATACCCGGAATGGTTCGTGAGATTGCCGGCGCGATGGGTGTTGACATCTTCATGACCATGATCGTTTCCGCGCTTGTGGCCAAGGTGGGAATGCGCGTATTCCTTGCTGGAGTGACTCAACTCCAGGGCATGATCGCTGACGCCGGAGGCTGACATGTTCTTCCAATACACCGGTCAACCGGGCCACGGAAAGACCGTTCTCGGAATTGAGTTCGCGTTGGAGATGAAGCAAAAGGCGGATCGCTTGCATGAGGAAGATCCGTCTAAGCACCCAGTGCGCGAGCTGTACGTTTGCAATGTTCGTGACTTCAATCATGGAAGCTGTGGCGCTCTTGAGCTAACGCCTGATGAGGTCAAGGGCTGGCACGCGGATCCGCGATTCGATCACGCGATCATCCTCATTGATGAGGCATATGAACATGGCATGTTCCCGCGTCGGCCTCCGGGCAGGCCGGTCCCGGAGCATGTTCAGCAGGTCGCAAAGCACAGGCACCGGGGCATAGATTTCGTCATGATCTGCCAGTCGCCAAAGAAGCAGATGGATGACTTCCTGCATGACCTGATCGAAGAGCACTACCACATTCGCCGGCGTTACGGCATGCCGTTCGTCAACATCAAGCGCTGGGATCGATTTGAGTCGAACCCCGATAAAGCTGAGGCACTGACCACTAAGCGCCGTGGCTATCCGAAGCACGTTTTCAAGCTCTACACGTCCACGAAGTACGACACCAGCCAGAAGCGCGTTCCGTGGTTCTATTGGGCTGCGATAGGCCTTGTCATCGCGTTCTTGTGTGCTGCACCGTTCACGTGGAGCAGGGTTAAAGCGCGTCTCAGCGGAGAGACTCCCGCAGCACAGGAGCCGGAGCGGTTGCGAGCAGACGGAGCGGCAGCGACGGCGGCGAAGCCATCCGCGCAGGCGACTTCGCGTGACCGTGGATCGCCATCTGATTACGTGGCTAGCCTGATGCCGCGTGTGCCAGGTCAGCCGTGGTCCGCGCCAATTTACGATGGTTTGAGCGTCCCTGCAGAGCCGCCGCGCTTGTTCTGCATGTCCACTGGCGCTGGAGCAGACGGGGCTGGAGTCATACGCGAGCCGTCGTGTAGCTGTTTGACAGAGCAGGGCACGCGTTACGAGATGGGGTTTGCCGAATGCACCCATATCGCCCGCAGCGGGCAATACGAGCCTTTCCTTAAGCGACAGGTTCGGTCTCCAGATGCCAGGCCATCGGCTGCGGCTCCCGCGCCTGCCAAGGGGGTGTAGGGGCGTTGCCCCTACGGTTGACGCCTCACCCGCGCACGTGAGAGTGCTGCCCACGTTCCGCCTGGACTGCAGGTGTAGGTGCGGCGCCGGGGCCGGAATCTGCCACCGCAGACCGCTTCTCGTAGGTCCTGCGCACGTAGTCCTTCAGATTGATCACGGCTGCCCGACGTCGAGCTGGGATTTGGCCCTGTGAGACGCTACTGCCACAAGGCTTTCCGTGACGGTCCTTGGGTAGATAGCCGCGGCGTGTGTCATCCATCATGGCTCGCCATTCCTGTGCGATCGCTGCCGTCAGCGACAGCCAGGCCAGATCCTCCGGCAGCAGCTCGCGGCCCTCGGGCGTGACCAGTCGGCCACCTTTGAACGAAAAACCGGCCCAAGGGCCGGTCAGAGTGCGATCACGCATGGGCGAGGTTCCGTCTCAGCTGGGGAGACCGGATGGCAGGCAAGATCCGGGCCAGCCGCGCCATCAGCACCTTGACATAATATACATTATGCGAAATGATGGATGGCGCGTCTTTCGGCTTTCAGGGTAACCACATGTTTGTCAGTTTTCTTGGTTCTTGTCCTTTTGCTTAGGATCGTGCCCCTTGTTGATTCTATTGAGAATTGTGAGGCGCTCAGGGACAGGATCCAAAGTAAGCAAGTATGTGTCGGCTGTCGCTGCCTTCGATCTTGTTCCTAATTGCGCCTCCCTCAGCCTGCCACCGGGTCTGCTGCGATTCTATGCATCAGACAGTTGGGTTACGCTCTTTCCATGGCCAAGACCAATTCCGGCAGTTCCGAATCTGAGTTAGCTGAAGTGGCCGAGAGCTACAACCAGTGGCTCCGTGAAAAAATTGAGCGCGTGTGCAGGCGAGAATCGATGCGGCCAGGATACGTCGGAAAGCTGCAGAAGATTGATGCATCTCTGCGAGAACCCCTGGGCGGTTACGCTCACCTCGACTTCGGGCTCTGCCGCCGTGCGCGCGACGTTGGGGCCTCCTTCGGTGCGTTCCGCTTAAAGGCTGCCTCCAGCTGCGCCGGAAGCTCTCGCAGGCTGCTGAGTTCCGGCCGAGATGGCTGCAGATTGGGCTGCATGCAGCTCCTTGCGTAGCTGCTCCTCAATTGCCCTCTGGGCTTTAGCCTGATTGTTGAGTTGAATCTGGAGATCTTTCGCCTCTTGGCGAGATCGATCGACTTCGCTGAGCGTTCGATTCTCGACAGATCTGACGTACTCGGTCCAGTCCTCTCGCTCAGATTTCGCCGTTTCCAGCGTTTCATTAAGCCGGGCATCAAGTTGCTGTCTTGCTGCCTCAGATCGATCGGCTCTCCGAAGCTCGAGATCCCGCTGCTCCGTGAGCTCTGAGATCTGCAGGCGCAGCTGATCGACCAGTCGCTCCAGTTCTGTAGCTTGCGTACTAGCAAGGCGTTCGCCGGCGATAGCGGCGGCCCGCTCTGAGCGCATCTGACTCAGTTCATCAGCCACAACTCGTGACCTGGCATCCAGTGCATCACGTTGGGTAGCCAGTGACAGCTCAGTCTCTGCGAACTCTCGAAGAGTCGCCTCCCTAGCGTGCTTCAGCGCCAGCTCCCACCATTGCCCAGCCAGTTCCGCCAACACAGCTGGTGCGTCATCAAAGTCCGAACGCCGTGGCTGCAGGCGCGTGCCGAGCCGGTTCCACCACGTCTCCAGCCAGCGAGTGACGGTGTTCGGAGAGCCGGTCCCCAAGTGAGCCCGGATCCGCTCAACGGTTGGGCGCTCGCCCTTGGCTACCAGCTCGTCGGCGGCGGTGTGAACGTCAGATTCGGTGATGCCGCGGCCCATGCCAAGTCTCCTGTACCGGCAGCCCTGCTCTACTGGTAACGTACTCGCGATAAGTGATGATTATCGTGGCTACGCCCGATTATTCGTATCGTACATTACATGCTATGAATGATAATTCCACTAGTGCCACTCTCATCCAGACCGTCCACCAGCTGGTACTGCCCGAACAGCTGGCCCAACAGGCGGCCGATGCGGTCCGCGAGCTGCTGGCCGAAGCGGCGTCCGAGAACACCACCCGCAGCTATACCAGTGCCCTGCGCTACTGGGCCGGCTGGCATGCGGCGCGCTACGGCATCGAGCTGGCCTTGCCGGTGCCCGAAGCCACGGTGCTGCAGTTCGTGGTCGACCATGTGCAACGCCGCTCGGTCGAAGGTGACTTGGCCTGGGAACTGCCGCAGGCCATCGACCGGGCCCTGGTGGCCGCGGGCCTCAAGGCCAAGCTCGGCCCGTGGACCTTGGCCACCGTGCGCCATCGCGTTGCCGTCCTGTCCACCGCGCACCGGCTCAAGCAAGCCACCAATCCCTGCGAGCAGCCGGCGATCCGCACCGTGCTCAGTCGTGCCGCGCGTGCCGCCGTCAAGCGTGGCGAACGGCCACGTAAGAAGACCGCCATCACCCTGCCCGAACTGGAAGCGTTGCTAGCCACCTGCGACGACAGTCTGGAAGGGATTCGGGACCGCGCCCTGCTCTGCTTCGGGTTTGCCAGCGGCGGGCGCCGGCGCAGCGAGATCGCCGCCGCCGACCTGCGCGACCTGCGCCGGATTGGCGAGGCGGGCTATATCTACCGCCTGAAGCACAGCAAGACCCAGCAGTCCGGGGTTACGGCCACCTCGACGCCGGACAAGCCGGTGCTCGATCGGGCTGCTCTCGCCCTTCAGGACTGGTTGGAGGCCTCAGGCCTCACCGAGGGGGCGATCTTCCGGCGGCTGTGGAAGCAACGCATCGGCCCCGCTCTCTCCCCGGCCGCCGTAGGCGAAATTGTGCAGCGACGGGCGCGCCTGGCCGGGTTGGAGGGGGATTTTGGTGGACATAGTCTCAGGTCCGGGTTCGTGACCGAAGCTAGTCGCCAAGGTGTGGCGCTGCCTGCGATCATGCAGCTGACCGAGCATCGGTCGGTATCTAGTGTTGTGGGGTATTTCCAATCCGGCGGTGCGACGACGAATCCCGCTGCTCGGCTGTTGGAAGACTGACCGCCCCAGACTCTTGGTATCGGTGCGACTCAGCCAGAAGTGGTCATCTAGATCAGGCGGCGCGCTACCCTTGGATCAATGGAGTCCTTAGGGGTCCCGTCAGGGGATCTCCTTGGCCGCCTTGATGGACATGACCGATCATCGGACCGTGACCAGTGTTGTGAAGTTTTCCAAACAGGCAGAGCGGCCAGCAACCCGGCAGCACACTTGTTGGACATTGGATAGGCTCCAAGTGTCCGGCTTGCCGCCCCTTGCGCGGCATTGCCGTGGGCGTACTATTCATAGTTGCCGGATTGATCGTCTCTCGGGGAGCCGATATGGATGAGTCACATCGCCAGCCATTCGTTCTGAAATCCAGAAAGCCCATACCGGGGCACGTGCCCGATCCCAGCCGGGTATTCGATCCCAAGCGCCAACTCTGGATCTTGAGGGACTCCGGACTTCCGGTCGTATCGGAGCATGCACGCCCGAACAGCCGTCAGCGCAGCGACTGGGGTGAGACCGTCATGACCAAAACCTCCGAGGGCATCGATCAATCGGAGGGCACCCGCGCCTCCGATTGGGGCGAGACCGTCATGACCGAGACCTCAGAAGGCGTCGATCAGTCCGAGTCCGTGCGCGCCTCCGATTTTGGAGAGACCGTCGTTACAGCCACCAGCGAAGGTCACGATCAATCGGAACGCATCAGTGATGAAGGCCGGTACTGATGCTGCTGATCGTTAGCAACCGGGACGACCTCGCTGCCGACTTCATGATCACGCGCCTGGAAGAGAAGGGCATCGACTACTTCCGGCTGGATTCCGAGGATGCCGCCAATCTCAGGTACTCGATTCACTGCGATTCGTCCGGCATCGACTCACTGCTGCGCAGCGAGTTCAGGGAAGCACCATTGGCCAGTGTCGACGCCGTCTGGTATCGACGCGCCATCCATCCCGTCGGCCTCGATGACGTACCGGAGGAGTTCAGGAGATTCGCGGGGCAGGAGCTTCGCTATCTCTTGGAGGGTCTGTTGCCTGAAACCGGAGGCGCCAGGTGGGTGAACCCCATCGGCGCAACGGAGCGTGCCGAGCGCAAGGTGCGCCAGCTCGCCTTGGCGCCGCGTTATGGCCTTCAGATCCCGGCCACGATCATCAGCAGCGACCCGAGAGAGCTGCAGGCCTTCGCGAAACAGCATGGACGCGTGATCTGCAAGCCGATCTCCCAAGGCCTCGTTGCCACACGGTCGCAATGGTTCGCCGTGCGCACTTGGGAGGTCATGGAGGACGATCTTGCCGAGATTGCCTCCTGCGCATTCCCGACACTGCTGCAGAAACTGGTGCCCAAGGGCCTGGACATCAGGCTGACCATCATCGGCGACCGTGCATTCCCCGTCGCCATCGAAACAGCCTCCGATGCCGACATCGACTGGAGGTCGTGCCCCAACGATCTGATCTATCGTCCTTGCACGCTTCCCGAGCCGGTCGTCGACAACTGCAAGAAGCTGTTGAAAGCGCTCGACCTGGTCTATGGCGCCTTCGACTTCGTCGAATCGCCGGAGGGCGAACTGTTTTTCCTTGAAGTCAATCCAGCTGGCGAATGGGCATGGCTCGAAGTCGAACTCGACCTCCCCCTGCGCGATGCCTTCATCGATCTGTTCCATCTTCAACACCAAGAAGGATCATGAGCCAGGCCCGGGACTACCTTTCCAAACCACCGAGCCGCCTTCCGGTCTCCTTTCGGACATACCTTGATGCGGCGAAAAAGAGCATAGCGACCTTCCTCGTGTTGCTGCGCCACACATTCTCTGCGCACGGCACGGCTCCATCCCCGGAGCAGGACATCACCACCAACTCGCCGAAGGGTACGATCCGTCCGAAGTTGCTGCAGCGGATCGAACAGCTATGGGAGGCCGCGAGGACACGCTCCGAGCACCTTGAGCAGAAATCGACGGCGACGCTTTCCGGCCTCGGGATTGCCGCACCCATCGTCATCGCCTTGTCGGCTTTCATCGTTAAGGAACCGTCGATCTCCGCGTGGGTCAGATACACCTCCATGCTCCTTGTCGCGCTAGCTATCGTCAGCATGGTGATGGGCTTTCTCGCCATCCTGCGGGCCCTGTCCGTACGAGAACGCGAGGAACTTGGTATCGATAGCGTCGTTGTCTCCCGGGCCTTCAGGAAGGCGACCGACGACTTCCATGGGCGCGGCTTGCTCTATGTGTACATCAAGCAACAGGCGCTCAACGATCATGTCGCGAACTTCATCCGCGCATCGCAGATGTTCCTGGCGATCTCCGTTGCTTTCATACTGTTGGCAGGCGCCGTGGTGGTTCCCGGTATCGCTGCGGCGGCCGGTCGCCAGCAATCCGTCCCGGATCCGGCGCTGTTGCAATTGAACAGTACGCTGGAAACCTTGATCGACCAGGTGGATCAAACAGAGGTACTACGCGTCGAGCAGCTCAGGATGCAGGAAGACTTGGGCAAGTTGCGGCTTGAGATCCAACGCCTGTCCGTAAGTCAGGCAAGCAACTTTCCGACCGCCCCACCAACCAAACAGGATCCTGCAACACAAACAGCTCCGAAACGCGCTGAGCCGAGCAAAAAGCCTTGATGTTCGGCTTCCATCGCCGTTCTCCACATGCGCCGTAAGAGGCCGCATAGCGCACTGGCGCTAGTGTTTGACTGACTCGCCAATGCACAATGGCCTGGGTCAGGTCGCCGAGTGTCCGTCGTCCAAAGACAGCATCTCTGTCAACACCTCAGGTACGGACCGACCCGTGATGAGGAACCGACTCGCACTCCGCCATATGGTGAAATTGATCGCTGCTCCGATCCCCTCTTTCAGCGGGTAGTAGTGATTGGCGGGCTCAAAGTGCATATCGTCAAGGACAAGGAGGCGTGTGGGGCTAATAGGGAAAGTGATGATCGTTCCTTGACCTTCGATGCCGAATTTCTCCCTGGTTTCGTGCTGCAGCCCCACGGGTTTGTCCGAAGTGATGAAGGTGTCCTCGTTCGCAACGACGATCGACCACCGCTTCTGTACCAGATGTTCTGCAATCCGCATGGCATCCGAACGAACCAGACGCGCGAAGAAGCGATCGTGCTCAGGCTTTCCCCAAGCGCGATAGTCGCGCCAACCGTCGGTCGACACTGCATAGCTTCTGCCATTGATCTCCATCGCTTCGACATCCAGGGTACCATCCAGCCGCTTTGGCGCGGCATCGTAAGCTTCCACAAGACGGGCGTGAATGGATTCGGTCTGGGCACGAACTTCGGGATGACGCAGGTAGGTCACGGCCAGGAACAGCGCCACGATCTTGCGCAGGTTGGCGCCATCGAGTGCAACATAGTCTTCGGCCAGCGCAGGCCATATCCGTGCAAGATCCGATTCAAGATCCCTGAGAAGATTCTCAAGCGTCCAGTCTCGCTCCCCTGTCCCGATAGCCGGCGAATAGAGGTATCGCTGGCCACAGACATTCCTGATGTTCGTTAGCTTCTCATCCCCATCTGACTCGTCTCTCGAAAATATCCAGACTTTCGGTTGCTTGGTCTTGCGAGTCTCCGGCGTTGCGTAGTAGCGCAGATAGAACTGCGGAACCCAGTGCTGGTGCTTGGGACGATTCTGCGTGATGGCTTGGCGAGACAT